TACTTTAATAAGGTTAAATGATATATTTTATATTAGGATTAATACTTGGCTTATACGCAGAATGGAAGTGGGAGATTGCTAAGTACATTATAGAGTCAGTTAAACAACATTTAAACTTGAAATAACAAGTAAGACTTACCATATCTCTTTAAACAAACGGAGATAATAATGCTAAACTATTCAGACTTTAAAAACTATTGGTCTAAGTTCTACGCAGATGCTTTTGAAGATGCTAAAACATTTTGGAAAGACTATGCTAAGAACGTAGAACAGTTCTACAAAAAATAACTTTATTAAAACACAATAGTTTGATAAACACACTGCATAATATTAATTGCATTTACAAACTTTGGATTGGTGGGTGTGTCTTGCTAAAGTCTTGCAAATGCTTAAACGACAATGGCAAGAACTCACAACGAACAGATAATAGCTTTCAAAGGTCATCTGACTGGAGTAAAAAGAGAAATTAGAATACTAGCTACATCAGTATATAAATTAGAAAAGAAACTAGAAACTTTATTCTGGTCTATCCTTTGTGGACTAGGTGCTTTATCATTAGCTTTAGTTACTATTTTCTTAGCTAAGTAACTATTGCTTAAATCGGCAAATACAACTAACAGGAAAGGTATATGAAAAGATATAAAAGAGTTCTTCTAATTTCTGATTTGCATATACCCTTCCACCACCCAGATAGTTTTGCTTTTTTAAAAGCATTAAAGAAGGAATACAAACCTGATTTTGTTTTAAATGGTGGTGATGAAACCGACTGTTCTGCGTTGTCATTCCATGACAGCAACCCAGATATGGATTCTGCTGGTAAAGAACTTATTGAAGCTAAAAAACACATACACGAATTAGAAAAGATATTTCCTAAAATGATATTGTTACATTCAAATCATTCTAGTTTAATTTATAGACGAGCATTAAAACATGGTATGCCTAAAGCTTACTTAAAATCTTATAATGATTTTCTTGAAGTTGGCAAAGGTTGGGAGTGGGTAGATGATTATAATATTCCTTTATCAGATGGAACAGAAGTATTTTGTACTCATGGAATGACTGCTGATGGTTTAAAATTAGCTATGCAATTTGGCAAACATACTTGTCAATTTCATTTCCATAGTAAATTTACAATAGCTTATTTTAGTAACCCTGATAAATTGATTTGGTCGCTTCAATGTGGTTGTTTAATAAAACAATCTCACATGGCATTTGAATACGCAAAGAATTTTAAATCAAGATTTATAGTTGGTACTGCCATGATACTAGATGGACAACCAAAATTATTTCCAATGGTACTTAACAAAGAAGGCAAATGGATAGGCAAGTTAGTTTAAATTTTTCTCTAAGAGAATTTATCTATTCTGATACTGCAATCAGATTACAGATAGACAATACTCCAACTGATGAAGTTTTAGTTAATTTACAAAATGTATGCCAGTTTATTTTAGAACCTGTAAGAAACTATTTTAACAAACCAATTACAATTACTTCTGGCTATCGTTCTCCTGAGTTATGCAAAGCCATAGGAAGTTCTGCAACCTCACAACATACTTTTGGACAAGCAGTAGATTTTGAAATACTTGGAATACCTAACAAAGAAGTTTCTGACTGGATAGTTAATCACTTAGACTATGACCAGTGCATATTAGAATTTTGGAAAGCTGAAGAACCTAATTCTGGTTGGGTACATTGTTCTTACAAACCATCAGGCAATCGTAAAATGTATCTTAGAGCATACAAAGGAAATGGAAGAACTATCTATGAAGTCATTTAAAAAACAAGTTGGTGGAAACCACTACAAGAAATATAAAATCCAACCAGTAGAATTTATCATCAAAAATAATATTGGATTTGTAGAAGGAAATATCATAAAGTACGTTTTAAGATTTAAAGAGAAGGGTGGAGTTTCAGACTTAGAAAAAGCTAAACACTACATAGAACTACTTATAGATACAACCAAAAGTAGATAATATCATTTAAACCTATTTTAAGGCATAGTGGCTTTAAAATTACGATACACGACAACTAAACCTATAATATCAAAAAAAAGGGGTAATTTGTCGGTTTAAATACGCAAATTTAAGGAGTTTAAGATAAGATATGTCAAATTACATAGTAACTAAGATAGACCCAGATTATGTATCAGAATCTCACACAATAGGTTCATCATCAGCACAGTCAGGAGTTATTACTACTGGTTCAGGATTAATAAGGATTTCAACTACTGCTCATTGTCATATTAGATTTGGAACTAACCCTACTGCCACAGAAGAAGATTTAATGATACCAGAAAATCATGTAGAAATATTTGCTTTTGTGTCTGGTCAAAAGGTAGCTTTTATTCATCATGGTGGTGGTTCAGGTGAAATTAACATTTGTGCAATAGATTAATATGCTTCCAGCTTTAAGTGCTTTCGCACCACTACTAAACACAATATTTAAAACAGTTGATAAAGCTATTCCTGACAAAGATTTAGCTGAAAAATTAAAAGCTGAAATGAATATGCAATTGATGCAATCAGGCACAGAAGAAATGAAAGCATCTGCAAAAATTATTGAAGCAGAAGCAAAAAGTAATTGGTATGTTTCTGGTTGGAGACCAACTCTTATGTACTTACTTATTTTAATTGTAGCTTGGAATTATATTCTTAGCCCAATTTTATTTCTTATAATCAAAGTTAAAACACAAGTAGAACTTCCTTCTGATGTTTGGACATTACTTACAGTAGGTTTGGGTGGCTATACCATTGGAAGATCAGGAGAGTCAATCGCTAGAAGTTTAGCTACAAGACCAGTAAACAAGAATCAAGAAAATGGATAGTCTAAAGTTAAGCGATCAAACGCAAGTATCTTTACCAATTAAAAACATAGTAGCTATTGTATCTGCTATCGTTGTAGCTGTTTGGACTTATTTTGGAATCGTTGAAAGACTTAATAGACTTGAAACTAATGAAAAGTTAATGTCGCAAGACTTACTTAAAAAAGCAGAACAAACTCCTAAGAACCAAGAGATGTATATGTTGATAGAGTACCAAGCTAAATCAATAGACAAGCACTCAAAACAATTAGAAGAAAACGTACACACTAAAGTAATCATTAGTCAATTAGAAAAGAAAATAGATAAGCTAGAAAAAGAATTAGATTCATTAAGAGGTAAATAATGTTTGAAGTAGTATTTGCTTTATTGATGTATATGAATGACAAGCTAGAAGGTTATTCTCCAAAATTAAATGTCGCAGATTGCTTAGAACAAAAACGCAAAGTTGAACGTGATGGAACTAATGATGTTACTAAATGGTCATGTAAAGAAGTTGAAGCCATTATAGAAACTGATAAACATGGAATTAAGAGAATCAAAGAGATCAAAACTAAATGAACTTTTATCTAGTTACCTATGCAATTAATTTTGTAAAGGTAAATGATGAAAACATTAAAGAAGATGTTGCTCACGTCAAATTTTTTGATAGCCAAAACTTTGCAAATTCAAATTCATTTTTAGCTTCATTAAAACAAGTTAAAAAACTTAGGATTACTTCTGTTGAGTGGGATTTAGAGGAGTGTAACTGGTATGATTACTATGAAGATATTAGCAATACAATACATTGATTAAATTAATTGCACTTCAAAGTATTCTATACCATCATTTGGAAACTTTTTTAATTGCGATTTTGGCAATAACTTTAATATTTGATCTACACTTTTAAAAACAATCTTATCAGCTAGTGGGAAGCAAATTGTAAAGCGAGTATGATGATTTGTAAAAGCTTGTTCAAAGTAAGTATATCTTTTTAAATCTCTAACTTTAATCTTAGCTAAAGTTTTTCCATGTTCCCAAGTTGCGTTCTTTAATTCAACGAACCATTGACATTTTTCCTTATTATCACTTTTTTCATGTTCTTCTTTTGACTTGTAGATAAAATAGTCTGGTAACCCTTTGAAGATAAGTGGTAAGTGCCTAAAAAGTGGTATGACACTTTCAGAAAAATTTTGGCTATCATTGACAGAATTAAGACCAAGCTTTTTATAAAGATACCCACGCACAGTACAATAATCAGTAAAGCGAGATTCAGTAATAGATAAATAATTATTTGAACGAACTTCATAAGATTGATGGTTAAAGTTTTCAATGTATTTTTTATCATTCATTTATTTACTCAAATCTCTTTGAGTTACAAGCCATGATCTATAAAGATCAACCCAGCTTTGTAAGTTAGCATACTTACCTTTTAAAATAGAATAGTTTTTTTCTGCAACTAATAAACCTTCTATTATTGTTGC